CCAGCACCGTCACCGTGGCCAACACCGTTACCGTGGCGCTGGATGCAAACAGCCTAAGCGCCTTGGAGAATGTAACCGTGGGCGCGGCCGTCACCATCTCAAACTTCCCGGCCACGCAGACCGTTGCAGGCACGGTGACTATTGGAAACTCAGTAACAATCTCCACATTATTGGAATCACCATCTTATCAGCAAATAAATGCTGGCATAAGTAGTTATGTAGGAGACTACGCAACCTTCCCCATCTCCGGCACGGTGACGGCGAATCTATCAGATGAAAGCACCGTTGATATAAATGGCAGCGCAACAAATGTTTATTCGAAAAGAGGATTGGTTGTTGCGGCTGGAAACGATGTTGATACCGCAGTTCCACTAAAAACAGATGGATATAGAAATTTAAATGTAAAAGTAAACGCAGGCTCAGTCACCATCGGTTCTCTGCCCGCCATCTCCGGCACGGTGACCGTAGGCAACTCCGTCACCATCGGCTCATGCGTTACTCATGGCGTGACGATTGCCAACACTAGCGTTACTGTAAATGGCACTTTTTATCAGGCCACTCAACCTGTCTCGCTAGCGTCTGTGCCAACGCACGGCGTAACGCTTGCATCCACCACCGTCACCGTCAGCTCGCTACCCGCCTTGGCGGATGGCACAAACCAAATTGGTTCAGTCACGGCAAGCATCAGCGGAACGGTGCCCGTCTCAATTTCGTCCGTTACCGTCGGAAATAGCGTCACCATTGGCTCAATCCCCGCCATCAGCGGGACGGTTACGGCGAACTCATCCAACGGCTCTTTAACCACAAGATTTGGCTCTGTCACTACTGCGAACACGGCTTTTGCGACATCTGCTGTTACGAACGCAAATAGAAAATATCTACTAATTCAGAATGTAACTACTGCTTCAAATGTAATTACAGTCGGAATTGGATTTACCCCCACCACCACCCAAGGCATTCAACTGACGGCAGGGGCGGGGCTAACTTTTGAAGGTAGTTACATCCCCACTGGTGCGGTTAATTTATTATCAAGCGTAACAGCTTCTTGCTTCACCATATTGGAGGCGTAAGTGGGGTTTTTTGCCACAAGCGGAATCCTTAATCGTAAAGGGTTTTTTGGTGGGCAAACCTTTAGCCCATCTAGCATCGCTGGACTTCAACTTTGGCTGGATGCCACAACAGGCTTATTTGATGCTACCAGCGGAGGAAATGCTGTCACCACAGACGGGTCAGCCGTGGCGAGGTGGGAAGATCAGAGCGGGAATGGTAGAAACGCCACGCAGGCTACCTTAAACAATCGGCCAGTATTAAAAACCTCAATTCAAAACGGGAAAAGTGGAATTAGGTTTGATGGTTCAAATGATTTTATGGCAACCGCCTCCTTTGCCCACTCCGTTCCGCTTACATTATTTATAGTTTGCAAAAGATTGTCTAATACTGGCTCTCAACTTGATTATAATAGAATCGTAGAACACGGATCAAATAATGGTGTTTGCATTATTACTAGATCGCCCTCCCCACCGACTGGCATTTTTCGCATTCAGTATCAATACGCAACATATTCTTTGTCTGACAGCTTGTTTGACCCAGCAACAAATACAAGTATCTACGAAATGTTCGTTGATTCATCTGCTCCACGAAACATTACCTTTAGAGTTAATAACGCAAATCAAACAAGCTCAACAAGAGCAGAGACGCCAGCAACTCCTTTGCCTTTTAATTTAGCTCAATTTGGTAACGGGAGCTACAACGGTAATGTGGAAATCTACGAAGTCTGTTATTACAACATTAAGATAACTGACACAGATCGAGATAATGTAAGAAATTATCTTAATAGTAAGTGGGGCGTGTACTAAAATGCCCCTCCTCCTCATCACCCTTTTATTGTGCTCTTGCTCGCCTAAGCCAGCGGAGCAAAACGCCCTGCCACGCTATTCCGATATGGGGGCTGCCGCTGATGCTGGCCAGGTAAAATGAATGACTGCGGCCGACGAGCACGACACACCCGGCTGGCGTGACATGATGGCCAGCCTGCGCTGGCTTGAGGCGGAAGGTTTTATTGAGCTTTTTTACAATGAGAAGGGCGAGGAAATGGTTCGCATTGCCGAAGGGGCTGAAAACGCCACGTTATGAGCACTGAACAAATTGCTGAACTTGCAGAACGCCTCTCGCTTGTCCGCGAATCTGTGGCCCGGATCGAGACCCGACAGACCGTTATCATGGATATGCTGGAACGTTCTCAAGCCAGCCTAGGGGAATATCACGGCCGCCTTAGTGCCATGGAACGAGACGCCCACACAATCAAGACAAAGCTGTGGCTGGTGGCCCTAGTCGCCGGCGCGGTTTGTTCCATGGGCTGGGAACTGATTAAACGCCGAGTCGGGCTTTGACATAAGCCTGCAGGTATGGACATAACTTCCTTAATTGCAAACATAGCCTCGCATTGGCAGCAATATCTGGGCGTCGTAACCGCCGTGCTGGCCGCGGCCATCGCCGTGGCCACCGTAATCCCCGGCGACGAGCCTGAACATACCCTGCAGAAGATCGTTGATCTGATTGCGCAACTGTCGCGCAAATAGCAAACAGTGCTCGCCGCAATTATTACGGCGATAAGCGGAATTTGCGGCCTAATTTTGTGGATCCTAAACCGCAAATCGCCCAGGCAGCGCAATTTTGAGGCCATAGAACTTGAGCGACGGAAAAGGCAAAGGGACATTGATGCGTGGTGGACTCGCCGCCCTCCTGCTGGCTCTTAGCTTTGCGATAGCTGGCTGTGCCACGACATCGCAAACGCAGGACGGCCCGCCGCCGTCGCCAGACAGCATCAGCTATTTCATCTACGCCTGGGACAAGGCAGAACGATCCAACCCGCCCTGCCCGCAGGCTTACAGAGATTTGTTTGCGGAATCGCTCAAGGCGTTATCTGACAGCTTGGCGGAAACTGAGCGAGCGAGGAATCAGTGACCAGCCTGTCGGAGGCGAGTAGCCGTACGCTTCGGGTCATAGACGGCCTGAACGCTAACTTTCAAAAGCGGGTGCGGTGCTGGCTAAACGAGATGGTGGCCAGTCGGATCACGCCGCTGATTTACTGCGGCATGCGCACGATGGAGGAACAGGCCGCGCTGTACGCAAAGGGCAGGACTACCGAGGGGAAAATTGTGACCAAGGCCAAGGCCGGCCAATCGTTTCACAACTACGGGCTGGCTTTCGATTGGGTGCCAATTAAGCCGACAAAGAAAAATCCTAATCTGTACGACACGGATTGGGACGACGAAACCGCGTTCCGCCTGGGAGAGCACGTTGGCTTGAGTTTTGAGCTGGCCGCAATCTCCTGGGAAACAGGGCATCTGCAGGCGGCTGAGTATGCAACGTGGCGTGACATTCCCCGCGATGGTGTGGAACAAAAAACGCAACCTATCGAGGTCAAAGGCTTTGCGGTAAAACAAAACAAAAGCCTGGTGCGCAACCAACCATGGTCGTCACGGTGAGTCCGGAACATGAGAAACATCTAAACGGGATTCTTGCCGACTTGGTAAGGGACGTGTCGGCCAAATACCGCAAAGGGCAAACAGAGCACGGCGGGGCTTTGTGGCGACGGCCGGTGTGGAAAGATGCTTGGGACGAAATACTCGATCTATGCACTTATGTACACACCTTGAAAATGCAACTCTCGGTTATCGCCGATCTCGCGGTGAGGGGAGCCAGCGATCAAAGCGTGGCAGCCGCCGAGGCCCGCGAGAGCTGTCGGCAGATCCTGGCCGTGCTCGAGGGCTTTCCATCCGCCGCCGATAAAAAATGAAAGTCATCCGTAAATGGAAGAAATGGCTGGCCGTGTCGTGCAGCCACGGGCATCTGGCCAACGCGGCCGCCTGCAAGGCCGCATTGGAAATGAAAAGCCGGTGGCAGCCGGACACCACCCTGCATCTGGGCGACTTTGTGGATCTGTCCTGCCTCATGGGCAGTGCCCGCCGGGATCCGGACAGCCCGGAGCGGGGGAACAGCATCAGGGAGGATTTTGATGCAGGTCTTAATTTTGTGCGTGAGCTGGCCCCGCAATTCATTTTTGAGGGCAACCACGAGCACCGCCTGACGGCCCTGCAACGCTCTCCATCGGCCATTGTGGCGCACTGCTGCACCTCTGCGCTGTCGGAGATCCACAACCTGGCAAAAGATCTGCGGGCAAAGTATCTGCCTTACGACATTGAGAAAGGCTGGCATGACCTTGGCGGCACAGCCTTTGGGCATGGGTTTATGTTTTCGGAATTATCAGCCGTCCGCGATCACGTTGAAATGCTGCGTCGGCCGGTCGTCATGGGCCATCTGCACCGGGTTGATCGTTCGCCCGGCCGCTGCATCGGTGCGCCGGTGGGTTGGAGCATCGGCTGTCTGGCGGACATAGAAAGCATGGGTTATGCCCGTCGCATGCGATCGGTAACCAGGTGGTCGCACGGTATAGCCTTTGGAGAATATCTGGACGGGGGCGACGGCTGCACGGTCAACGTTGTGACTCCGGTAAACGGGAAATGGCGACTGCCGATCTAGCCAGGGACTGGGCCATTGTGCTGCGTGAGCACATTGGCAAAAGCGCGGAGCCGGTGCCGCCAGGGTGGTTGTCGGCCGCGCAAGTATCGAAGATTTGGAAACTATCCCGCAGCCATACCAACCGCATCCTGACGCAAATGGTCACGGCAAAAAAAGCTGAACAACGCATTTTTGCAATGCAATTGACAAACCAAAAAATCAGAATCAATTCGCCCAGGGAAAAATACTTTCGGCGCGTTCCCCACTACAAAATCATTAAAAACTAAGCTGCATCTGTGGTGAAGGGGAAAAACTTGCATCCACCGGTGCGCCCTTTGTGGCGCCCATGTTGACCGCATCGCGCAAATCCTCCACGCAGTGCCGTTGATACAGCTCGTGCACGAGCGTGCTGCTGTGATTGACCAGCCGCATGGCTATGGATTGCGAGCATCCGGCCAACCGCAGCCTGGTCACGCGCGTGACCCGCAGTGAATGAAAGCAGTGATTTTTTAATCCGCAGGAATCCAGAAGCCTCCGCCAACGCACGCTGGGTTTTGTCTTGGGAAGTTCGCACGTGATCTTCCGGCCTTCCGCTTTTATGGCTGCCAACATCGGCTCAATCGCGGCCGGGATGGGTATGGAAAAAGATTTTGTGGCACCCCCTTTGGGGCTAGGAAACGTCAGGATCCTGTTTTTCAGATCCACGCAATCCAGCGGGATCTGCGTCTCCCGCAAGCGGCAGCCGGTAGCCAGCGAAATCTCAAAACTTACCCGCATCCAATCCGGAATGTGCTCTTCTTTTAATGCTTTCCGTACGATGGCTATGTCGTTGTCGGTGAATACTGGTTTCACCCTTTTGATCGGCCCGCGTTTAATCCGATAGTCCAAAAGTGCTACGGAATCCATCTTGGCTAAAAGTCGCCCTTGCCGGTGGATCCATTTTAAAATTTTCAGGTCTTGGCAGGCTTGGTTTCTGCCTGCCCTTTTGCCGTTCGTTGGGGACAGGGAAGTGCGCCACCGCAAATAAACTTCACATTCATTTGCAGAAAATGCTTGCAGACTTATTTTTTTCTCACTAATGAACCTCGCTAGATGAAACCAGCAGTTCCTGTAATACACTTTTGTCAGAGGAGAAACGGGATGATTTTCAATCAACTCGTCCACCCAGCCGTGGCCCGTTGTTTTGCGATATTCGTTGACGGAAAGTTTTGCGGCCTCCGCTTTTGCCTGCGCGCGATGCAGCGTATTATCAATGCGGTAACGCGTGCTGCGCGTGCGCCATTTGTTGGTCGCATCCTTGGCACGTATGAAAAAATACGGAGAACCTTTCTTAATGTAAGCGAAAGCCATTTGGTAACAACGGTAACATTTAATTATATTTAACACAACAAATAACTATGAATCCCCCCAGCAAATTTTTACAGAACGATAGCTGTAACAATACCGTGGGTTCAAATCCCACCCCGTCCGTTTGTTGCAACGACAAAGGGTTAGAGAAGGATCAAAAGGCTGATTTAAGTGCCGAGCCGAAGTTAAAGCATTATCAGGTAAATTTGCTCTCAAAACGCGGCGGGTATCCGCCTGAGCCAGCCTGGCATCCAGACCCGCACGTCCGCCGGATGTGGAGCACGCAATGATCTCTTGGCAGGTCATGCGGGATCTGGCGCAACTGTCCGGCCTGATTGTTGGCTGGGGATTGTTCATTGGATGCGGGATCTCAGGCATCGGTTTGGCCGTGGCCATTACCTGCTGGGTGGTGGATTTTATACGAAAGGAAATTCAATGACGTTCGCAGGCGTGCCCCCGCACGCAGGCGGCCTGCCGGAGTCGTTCAATCCGACTGCCGGTAGTGTAAGGGATCTGGAACGGGAGGGCGTCCTGCCCATCAGTGCCGCGCAATCGTACGGATCCGCGCAGTTCAGCAATGCAACGGCGTTGATCGAGCTGCAACAAAAGCATCGTGAGCTGCGGAACCGTTTGGATCGGATCGAGGAAATTGTCGCCAGCCTCCTTAAGAAAAGCGGGGTTTACCCGTGAGCGCATTGGCGACCCGCTTCCTTAGCCTTTGGAAAGTGGCCGGCGGCCCGGAGCTGGTGGCCGAGCACGCTTTTCACCCAACCCGCAAATGGCGTTTTGATTTTGCCTGCAAAGCCGCCAGGTGCGCCATCGAGCTGGACGGTGGCGCGTTTCTGCAGTTTGGAGGCCGTCACGGCCGGGGGATGGGGATGGTCAAGGACTGCGAAAAATACCGGGCAGCCGCCGATTTGGGCTGGCGGATCTGGCGGTTCACAACCAAATGCATCACCACCGAAGCCGTGGCCATGACCGCGCAATCGTTCCGAATGGCAATCAAGGAGAGAAAAAAATGAGCGAACAAAACGATCCAACACAAAACGACGCAACGCAAAACACCGACGAGCGGTCGGACTATGAACGCGAGGAGTACGAACGCGAGAACGAATCTTTCCGCAGCGGCTTTCAGCGTTTTTGCGATTACTACGGGAACAATAGGCGGGGCTAATTTATGACCGACCTGACCAACTTCCGGCTGATGGAAAACATTGAGGTGCTGGCTTGCCGCAACTCAGCCGAGCGGGTTGTGAAGGCGCTAAACCGCGGAGAGATCGAGAAGGCCAAGGTGTTGGCACGCGGACACGAAATGGCATGGCACCTGACCGACCGTGAATTTCAGGACTTAAAACAACCGCACACAAACAACGACTTTTGCGACGACGAGTAGTCCAAGCAAAACCAAGAAACCCAAACCAAGAAAGAAAAATAAAATATGCCAATAGTAGCATCAAGAGGGGGCAGTTACACTCCAGCCCCGGAAGGATCCCATGACGCAGTGTTCTGCGACGTGGAGGATCTGGGCGTGGTGGAAACGCAGTATGGGAAAAAGCATCAGATCCGCCTGGTGTGGCAGATTGCCGAGAAGATGGAGGACGGGCGGCCGTTTTCCATTGGCCGGCGATATGGGCTGAGCCTGCATGAGAAATCAGCTCTCTTCAAAGACCTGAAATCCTACGCCAAAAAGGCACCACCGCAGAATCTGGATCTGGAAACGCTGATCGGCAAGCCGTGCCAGATCCTGATCACGCACGTGGAGCGGGACGGCAGCACGTTTGCGAACGTGCAGGCCGTGCTGCCGCCCAGTGCAACCAAAATCAAGGTGGACAAGGATTTTGTCCGCAAATGCAACAGGCCCGGAGCAGTCAAGGCAGAGGCTGCGCCGGAGCTGGACGCTGACGGCGTGCCGGTGCCGTTCTAATCAACTTGGCCGGGGTGGGCAATTCCCACCCTGGCCGGAAAGATCCTCATGCAAATTTTAACTATCGTTGTTCAGGTAATGTTGCCGCTGTGTGCGGTGGTGCTGGCGTTGCAGCTTATGCCGGCGTTGGCCAGGTGGCGTTAATGGCTGCGCTGATCGTTACGGCAAAGACGGAGTCGTCGCACTACTACCTGCGAACAGGCGAATCGTGCCACGGTGACCTGCGGGCCGCCCGGAAGGTTGGGGCGTTTCCATCGGTGACCACGATCCTGGGCGCGGCCGGGCCAAGCAAGCAGGGGTTGCTGAATTGGAAAGAGGAACAGGCCATAGCTGCGGCCCTGAGCCTGCCGCGCAACGAAGGCGAAACGCTGGCCGATTTTGCCAAACGGGTGGTGTTGGACAGCCGCAAGGAGACGGAGGCTGCCGCTGCACGCGGCACGCAGATCCATAGCCTGGCAGAAATAATCATCAACGGAGAGGAGCCTGGTGAGCTGGTGAACGGCTACGAGCCGCACTACACCGCATTGAAAGAGTGGCGTGATTGTTGCGTGAGCAAGGTACACGCCAGTGAATCAGTGATGGTGAACGAGGCGGAAGGGTATGCCGGCCGGGTGGATCTGATTGCCGACATACACGGAAAAATTGAGGTGGTGGATTTTAAAACCCGTAAATTTAAAAAAGACGCAAAAGGCGTCTCAAAACCAACCGGCTATGAGACGGATCTGCTGCAGCTGAGCGCCTACGCCTACGCGTTTACGGACGAGGGGATGGCCTGCCGCAATGTGCTGATCGATCCCGTAACCGGGGACTTGGCCGAGGTGCAATACACCGAGGAGCAGGTGGCTGATGCGTTTGAGGCGTTCACTTCGATCTGCCGGGTCTGGCGTTGGCTTAAAAAGTACGATCCGCGGGAGGGTTTGGCATGAGCATTTTCTGGACTTTTTTTATGGCCGCCTGTGGTCTGCTGGCCGGCTTGGCCGTGGGCATTGTTGTCTTTGCATTTATACTTTCGGTTACAAAAACGGGCTGCGATCGGATGGTTATATGGATTGATGCACAGCTTAAAAAAATCAACAAGCGCGAGGAGGCCGGCAAATGAGCGAGGTTCCTGCGCCTTACCTGGTCTTACCAAGCGAGCCGCTGAGCCGGCAGCTGGTTGACCGAGTGCAGAGGCTGGAGAGGGAACTGGCCGAGGCTAAGGCCGCATTGGCCGCAGCGGAGACGCGTGAGAATGATCTTATTCATCGGATAAGGAGCGGGCTATGAGGTCGCTTTGCTGGATTGCTGCCATCCTGGGCATGACTTCCGGTCAGGCGGCCAACGTGATGATTGATATGCGGCCGCCTACGAAGGTCAAAAAGATGAAGGTGCGGATCACCGGTTACTGGCCCGGCGAGGACGAGTGGAGTAGCCGTTACCAATCAAGCACCGGCACACGCCTCCGGGCCGGCCGCCACTGCGCGGTGGATCCGGACATCATTCCGCTGTGGAGCAAGATCCGCGTGATGGGCGCGAAGCGTGAGTGGGTGGCGGTTGATACGGGCACGGCCGTAAAGAGCAAGAAGGCCAGCAAGGGCCGGATGCCGGTGGTGGACGTGTTTGCCGCAAGCGAAGCGCAATTTAACGCAATGCGGTTGCCCAGGGTGGCCATGGTGGAGGTGACGAAATGAGAACGAGGCAGGCCACGCTTGCATCAAAGCGCCAGCGCGCCAAGGGGCTTGGCGATACCAGGCCAACGTTTCGCAGGTTGGGCGCAATCGTCAGACAACTGCGGCGGAATCTTTGCTTGCCGAGCTGTGCCAAATTGGGCGCAGACATGGAGTGTAGCTACAAAACGATCCAGCGAGACATTGACCTGTTGCGTGATTTCTTTGGGTACCCGCTGGAGTACGACAAGGTTAAGTACGTTTACAAGCTTGCAGGGCCGCTGCCGAAGGCGGTGCTGTGACTTTGCCGCAACTTATCGCCTTGTTTGATGCTCGCATCATCGGCTCTTGGTCGATGGAGGAGTGGGCGGATGTCGTCGAGAAAATTAGAGCAAACCGCGGCCGGTTTGGGATTGGGCAGTGGTGAGCGTAAAACGCCTCACCTGGCACCTCGAAATCCTTGAGCGTGCGAAGCAAAACCTGATCAAGGAGCAGTATGCGGCCGTGCGTACACGGTTGGATCTGGCGATTGTCATTTGCCGTGAGATGTTAAAGCGGGCCGAAGAGCACAAGGCCAAGGCTTTGGCGGAAAAGAAATGATTGACCTGCCCCCAGCCGCCGAGGCCGTGTACATCAACGGCGCGCCGGAAGGGGAACGCAACAACAGCCTTTTCAAAATAGTGCTGCAGATGCGTGACCAGGGAATGTCGCAGTTTGATGCGGAGACGGAGGCCGAGATCTGGGGCCACAAGGTAGGCATTACGCAAAAGGAGGCCGTTAGCCTGGTAAAATCGGTTTATTCCAAGCCGGCCCGCGAGCCGTGGCGGCCAAAGGAACGCTATCAGTACAAAAACGGCGGGATCTTGAAACAGGAGCTGCCAGTGCCACCGATGCCGATCAGCGTGGAAAGCACGCCGGTGGATAAATTTTTGACCACGTGCTTCGACGTAGGCGATCAGATTAACATCTGTCGGTCGATCAAGGACGGCGATCGGGAGCGGCCGGACGGCACGGGCGAGACGCGAAGCCGGGAGGAGTGGCTGGAAATGTTCAAAGGCGACGGGTTGAAGCAGTGGCAGGGAGCAGCGGTTGGCGTTTATGTTTCGATCAACGCAAACAACGGCAGCGGCAGATCAAAGGAACATATAACAAAGTTCCGGCATTGCCTGATTGAGTTCGATGAAAGCACGTTGCAGGAGCAGTGGGCGATCATTAAGCGCAGCGGTTTGCCCACGTCGGCTATCATTAAAAGCGGGTCGCGCAGCCTGCATGCGTTTGTCGAGGTGCGGGCCGCCAACGCCAAGGAGTTTGCGGAACGTGTGGCGTTTATTTACAAGCACCTTGAGCACACCAAGCTGGATCCGGCCAACAAGGACGCCGGCCGGTTGTCTAGGCTGCCCGGAGCGATGAGGACGGCCACGGGCTTGCAACAGGAGCTGGTGGAATGCGGAGCGCCAACGCTGACCTACATGGAGTGGCAGGAGCGCACCATGTACGGGGATATACCGGAACCATATAGCTGGGAGCAGTTGGTCAATTTTAAGGAGGATGCGGATCCTACCCAATTGCTGGGCCGACGGTGGCTGTGCAGGGGCGGATCCGCGTTGTGGGTAGGTAGCAGCGGCCTTGGGAAAAGCGTGATGTGTTTGCAGGCCGCCATTTGCTGGGCCTGCGGTCGTGATTTTTTTGGAATATCACCGCATGGGAAGTCGCTGAAATCGCTGATTATTCAAGCCGAAAATGATGAGGGGGACGTGGCCGAAGCGGTTCAGGGCATTTTAAAGGCGATGGATTTTACCGAGGATGAGCTGGAAAAGATTAAAAAGAACATTCTGATTGTGCGGGATTGCACGTCCACGGGGGAACGGTTTGTGGACAGGATGCGGCGGCTGGTCGAAAAGCATAAGCCGGATCTCGGCTGGGTGGATCCGTTGCTGGCGTTTATCGGCGGTGATTTGTCCAGTCAGGAGACAACCAGCGGCTTTTTGCGCAATATGCTAAACCCTCTGTCGCTTGCAGCCGGGTTTTGCTGGATGCTGATCCACCACACGCCTAAGCCGATGCGAGATGGGGCTGGTTACCAAGGCCACGATAAGTCGTACAGCGGGTTTGGGTCGAGCGAGCTGACGAACTGGGCCAGAACGGTGCTGGTACTATCGTCTTGCGGCCAGGATGAGGCAGGAACGTACACCTATAAGCTGGAGGTGACCAAGCGCGGAAAGCGATCCGGGCTGCGTCCTGGGCTAACTGCGAGCGATTTAATAGCCAGTAAAACGCAACCGGCCGTGCACCTGAGGCATGCTGATAAGGGATTGGCATGGGTGGAGGTGGGTGCGCCTGAAAAAACCATAGGCAGAAAAGCCACGCAGATTGATTGGGCTAAGCTGCCCGAAAATGCCAAATACATGCAGGTTGTGGCGTTTGTTCAAGAGGCCACTGGCTTGCAGGAACGACAAGCTAAGGCACGGATCCGGCAGGCCAAAGAGGCCGGGATGATTGAGGAGTCTGTGGAAGGTTTATTCAGCAAAAGGATGACAAATGAGCCTTTTTGACGTTAGTGCAGTAACCCTTATTGCACTAGTGCAGTATTGGGTAGCATGTAGGTGCAGTAATAAAGGGCCTATAGGCCCTATTATTGCACTAATGCAGCAGGCTATTTCATTACTGCACCAACGCGTGCAGAAAGCCGGATTAATTTAATATGATAGATCAGCAAGCATTAGAACGGATCCCATGCGGTTCACCACATATATCCACACGGATCGATGGGATAACTGATCTAATTTATGAGGCATACCATGAGCTTGGCCTAACTGTAACAACGTCATCAGTTGCTTTGACAACTCAGGTCTTTCATTACCTGATAACTAAGGCGTCAGATCATCCGGCCGTACAAAACATGGCGGACACCTTGGAGCAGTCTGTCCTGGCTGTTGTTCTTAACAGGTCTACCAAGTCCATGACGCAGCTGGCCAAGGAGCACAAGATTACTAAACAGGCTTTCAGCAAGAGGGTGCTCAGTTTAACTGATCGCCTTGGCTTGCCGGTAAGAGCTCAGAAAAGTCAGAAGGCCCGCGAATCATACGATATCAGGGCAAGGAAGCACCACGACAAGCGGCGGCGTGAAATTCCTAAATTTAACAACGCCGCACTAATGAAAGGATTAAAATGCAAAACCTTAAAGAAATAATTAGGAAACTAAACAAGAGACGCACAGAAACGCTTGAGCAAATCGGTGAGGTGATTGCCTTGGCTGCAGAGGCCGGTGCCATCATATCAAGTGTTAGAGCTAACGGTGAGAACGTGCGCGAATTGTTAGACTCAGTTAATCTTACTGATGAGCAAGGCAAACGGTTGGAACGTGTGGCAGCACACAAAAAGAAATTACAAGACAATGACCCAACAGCCTTGCGTCAGATCATGTTATGGACAGAAATGCTGCCCGACCCGATCACGACATCTGTACCAAGCGAGCGCAAACCGTTCTTCTTTCCACTTATTAAAGTTAGTCAGTGGTTTATAAACAGATCTAAGCCTGAAGCCTGGACATCCGACATGCGTCTAGAGTTCATCCGCTACGCAGAGCCGATAGCTAAGAAGTACACTGAGCTGACGGGCAAAGGCTCTTGAGTATGTGCGGGCAAATTCTCTTGAGTAGAACGGCGCAATTTCTCTTGAGTAGGACACGCCAAAATCTCTTGAGTAGAAATTTTTATCCTACACAAGGAGTCTCCTTGAGTAGAAACATCGCGGTGGCACCGACTCGCGTATTTTTCTTGAGTGTGGGCTCCAAATGATTGTGTCTTATGGGTAGGCCGGTCAATCATGACGTGAAAAGGGCAATGGCGGCCACCGGTAAATCCCGTGCCACCGTCTACCTGCAGCGTAAAAAGGCACACGCCCAGCCCTTGGTTAAGGCAAAAGGCAGCGGCCTGGACGTGGAGATCCAGCGGTTGGAGGATTTGGCGGCCAGCCTGGGCGAATCGGCCAAGGACGACACGCGGGCAGATCGATCCGAGCTGATCAGTAACTACACAAAGTTAGTCGAGGCGTTGCGTCGCATGAAGGGTGACCGCCCAGAAATTGATCAGGCTGAGGGCAAGATGGTGCCTGTGGACGAGGCGGACAAGCTGGCGGCCGCAAGGGACAACGCGTTGATTCCATTGTTAAAGGGTATGGCCAAGCGGCTGGCGCCAATCTGCGCAAACAAGCCGGCCGCGGAGGTGGAGGCCGAGGTGGAAAACGAGGTGGGCCAGCTGATGCGCCAGGTGAAGGCGGCTTTGTGACCGGAGCACAGGAGGAGCTGCGCCGGCGTGCTAAGGCGCGGTGGCATTATGAAAAGCCGCCCAGTGTGATTGAATGGGTGGAGCGAAACATCCAGCTAGATAGCCGCCTGACGGCACGGCCCGGTTTGTACAGCACGAGCTGGACGCCTTATGTGCGGGGCGTGCTGGAAGCTTTGGCGGATCCGGGCGTTCACACGGTGACGCTTTGCTGGGGTTCGCAGACGGGCAAGACGCTGACGCTAGCCGTATGGCTGGCTTACCGGATCGCCAATGATCCGGCGCCGGCTTTGCTGGTCATGCCAAACGCGGATCTGGCACGGAGCTACAGTGAGACAAGGCTGACGCCGATTTTCCAGAAGTGCAGGCCGGTGCGGTCTTTGTTTCCGCACGACATGGACGATTTCAAAATTTTGGAAATGCAGTTTGCGACGATGACGCTGTCGCTGGTGGGCAGCAACAGCCCGGCCAACATTTCAAGCCGGCCGATATGCATTGCAGTGTTGGACGAGCTGGACAAGTTTGCGCCGCCTACGGAAAAAGAAGCCGCCGCCTACAATCTGGCGCTGGAACGCACGAAGGCGTTTCCCGGGCGCAAACATGTGCTGACGAGTACGCCGACGTTATCTACCGGGGACATTTGGCAAAATTATCAGGCCGGAACGCAGGAGAATTTTCACGTGCCTTGCCACGCGTGCGGCGAGTGGCAGGGGATGGAGTTTGGGC